ATGAAAAAAGACCTTGGGACACGTATGCCGTGTAGCCCGCCGGAATGGTGTAGCTTCCGGTTATCCGGGAGTTGTAGTCAAACTGGATCACGTCATAGACCGTAGCAGGGACGCCCGCCGTAACGGTGCCCGTGCCAAAGTAGATTGTACCGGCGGCGGAGTTGCCCGATCCGGCAGTCATCACGTAGCAGTTATTGATGTGAAGGTACGACTTCGTGGTCGTAACGGCCGTCTGACCATTGAGAGTCACAGTTTCGCTAATGACATTGTGATTAGCGTCAAGACCCTCAAGATACACGCTGCGGGCACCCGTCCCGTTGGCAGTGTCGTTGGCGCTGTCTGAACTGACAGAAAGTTGAAGAGCCGCAGCGGGGAAAGCTAGAATGCCGCCATGTGGCCATACAGTTTCAACCGCCGTATCAACGTCGGAATTGTACCCAAAGACAATCACGGACCGGTGCCAAGAGATTTGCCCCCGAGCTACTTGTAGCTCGAAGGGCTCATTCCTGCCGGCCTTCGTTGTGGAGGACGGTGCCGCCATGACTTATCACCCGTATGACTTGAGGACTTCCATCACAACGGTATACCGGTCACCGTTTGCGGCGCCGACCGTTGTGAAAAGAAGGTTCCCGGTCTTGCCGGCGCCAGCGTTATTCGTGATTCCGCCAAAACGAGAAAAGTCTAACGAGACGAAATCGGTTTCTCCGATAGTGAAAGCTACAACATCGGTTGTAGCATCCCACAACATGTTAATGCCCATCCCTGCCGTAACAGCATCAATCACTTGGATTGATACGCCCGTACAGGCCTTTCCTTGATAAGGAGAAAGAGCCGAGGCATTGATTTTTACAACGCCGTTTTCCCCGGTGCCGTCGGAGATATTAGTGAACTTGAAGACGGCACGTTGAGCGCCGTCCACCAAGATCTGCGATGTTACTGCGTCAGCCATCTTAGGCCTCCTGTTTTAGGAGCCTGATTACGAGGCCGAAATCGTAGCCAGCGTATCGCAGCGGAGCCAGTTGGTGCCGTTCGAGAAAGCGACAACCGGGGAACCCGCAGCGCCGTTCGACACGTAGATCAGACGGCGGGCGTTAGCCGAAGCCGACGGAACTCCGGATACGGTGTATGTCGGAAGCACAACGCTGCCGGTGACATTGCCCGTGACGCTACCTGTCACGTTGCCCGTGAGATCGCCGACGAAACCGTTCTGAGAGGTAACTGGACCCGAAAAAGTGGTGGAAGCCATTGCTTCAACTCCTGCACGATGAGGCCCAGTAGTCTGTGCAGCGTCCGCCGGGACGGTCTACAGGGCCGGATTACCCGGTAAGAAACCTTGCCATATCTGGCGCATAAAAGAAAGGCCCCGCCGAAGCGGGGCCTCCTTGGTCTGGCTTATTAGGCCGCGCCTTCCGATCCATAGATGGCGCGGAAGTCCGACCAGCCGAACGAGTAACGCTCACGCGCCTTGTAGCGCACGTTGCCCGTTTCGAAGTCGCCTTCCATTGCCGTCTTGATCGGCGAACGGACGAAGTGTTTCATGCCGTTCGGAGCATCCGTCTTGATGAACCAAGCATCCGGATCGGTCAGGAAGTGGTTGACCGTGTAGCCCTGCGGCAGCATGCCCATATTCTTCATCGCGTTGATGTCGTTGTCGGCAGTACCGACGCGGAGATCCGAGACGAGAATGCGCTCAGCGGTGAACTGGAGCGCCGGGGGAACGATCAGCTTCATGCCACGGAGGGCAATCTTCAGACCGCGTTCGTCAACGAAAGCCGAAATGTCGATGAGCGCCTGCTCAAGCGACGTTTCGTTCAAGTCGGCCGGAGTGGCCGGCTCATTGACAACGTTGCCGCCACCAACCGTCGAGTGAGTGCCGCAAAGCTCAGTGCCGTCACCGCCCTTGTAGGACGAGTTGAAGGCGTTGTTGAGCACCGCAGCCGACTTGACCTGCTTTGTGTTCGCCATGGAGCGAGCAAGAGCGCGGGTGTAGCGAGCCGAGAGACGGTCGTAGAGGTTGTCTTCGACAGCTTCTTCCGTGATGGCGAATGCGAGAGCAATCGTCTCATGGGTGTAGCGAGCCGTCCAAGCTTCACCAGCCGTGTCGTAGGAGACGGCAGCGCCTTCACCCTTGACCGGAGCCTGACCGAAACCCGAGAGCATGACTTCTTCTTCGAACGCGCGGTCCGAGCTCTCCGTGTCGAAGATCTCAGCATGCTCGTTGTCGTAGCGGTCATACTCAAGGCCGAACAAGGCGTTAAGGCCTGGTTCCAGTTCTTTGAGGAGTTGGGAACGTGTAATAGCCATCTGTCATAGCCTCCGATCAGACGCCCTGACCCGTACCGTTAGCATTGTAACGGTAGAAGTGGTTGTTGATCATGACGATAGCCAGACGACCCGCAGCCGCAACATCATCGTTAGCCGGAGTATCCTCAAAGCCAATGATGCGGAGGTTGAGAGTATTCGTGGTGTTCGCCGTCGAAACTGCAAGTTCACCCGAAGAGATGCCGGTGTTCGCATTGCCAGAGGTGGCGGTTGCGAAGTTGGCGTTGGCGTGAACCAGTGAGTCAGCAGCCGCCGCATCGCAGTTGATGAGGAAGAGCTGATCCGGATGCGCGGCGATGAGCGCCGTAGCTTCCGTGCCCGACTTCACAGCCGCCGTACCCGGCCACTTATTGGCGTAGGTGGGGGTGCCGTTGAGGTCGATGTAGTTGCAGCCGATAAACGCGCCCAGAAGAGGGACCGTACCACCGTTCGCATTGCCGACGATGTCGATAAGACCGTTAGCGAGCGGGATGACCGGGGTGCCTTCATAGATAACGCTAGAAGTGCCCGCAGTCCCCGTCAACTGGATCTTATACGTGCTAACACCATTGGTGTTAGCGCCTTCGCCGAGCATCTTATACGGGCGAAGCCCGAAAGCGGCATCGATATTTGCCATTGCTCAGATCCTTGTGACTTAATCGGAGGAACGATTTCCCCCGAAGGTGACTCTGCTTTGCCGTTCAGGTTTAGTGATCGGCATTGTGGGATTGCTCTCACGCATCAGGTCGTTGTCCACCGCAGCAAGCTGCTCATTGGTTTGACGACGGTAATACGCGTTGCGTTGTTGTGCCAGTTCAAGAGGGATCCGGGCCAACACAAGGCCACCGACACCAATAACTCCGGCATGTTTGCCGTCTTGGATCGATGGGAGTTCCCAATCCGGATATTCCTCGGCGCGAACAAGTTCAAAACCTTCGCGGAGACGTGCGGATAGATTCTTCCGGTCATCTTGCCCGTTGGCTTCCATACGGATCCAACGATGAGCAAAGCCCTCCGGTGCAGGAGGTGCGTCCAGTGAGGACGGGGGCTTCCACGCTTTAGGGCGGGAAGACTTGGCACGGCTGGTTTCAGCACGCGGGGTACGTTCCATGGCGACAATCCTCTTCAACGAGCGAGTTTCTGAAGTTGCCGCGCATAATCTTTTACACTAACTCCAAGCTTGCGGGCAATCTCAATTTGTGAACGGGTCAACTTCACCTGTTTTGGGTTGCTGTCGGACCGTCCGGTGGGGCGAGCACCGGCAACGGATGCCGGGGCCTCTTGCTGCGCAGGTTGCCGCTTGAACTTGTGCGGGAACTCGCCTTGAATACGCCGGTCGAGTTCGGCGTAGTAGTCGTCTCCAGTCGGATCGTAGCCTTCTTCTTCCACAAGTTGGCTGTGGATGACAAAAGCTGTCGCCGTCATGGCCTTATCCTGACCAAACCACTCGTTCCGCTCAGCCCAAGCCTCGGCCCTTGGATCCGGGCGTGCCGGAGCACGCTGTTGCGGAGCTTGCTGGGGTGCGGGTTGTTGAACGGGTTGAGGCTGCGGACGGTTTTTAACAACACGAACCCGCTCCTCCTCGACAGCCAGCGTTGAAAGCGCCTTCTGCGCTTCGATCTGAGCATCGACATCGCCAGACTCGACGGCGGCACGGAGCTTATCCGTAACAAGCTGCTGCTGAGTCTTGATCCGGTTTTCGTATTCGTTAACCAAGCTGGTGTCGAGCTGCGCGGCCTTCTGCTTGAAGGCTT